ATCTCCTGCCTCTCTCTCTCCGACTGAATCCAAACCAATGCTGGACAGTCCGTTTAAGAACCGACCCAATCCGAATCAATGACAACTAAACCCAAACGATCCAAGAAGCTTGTGGGGAATTTAAAACCTCGCCTACATTCGCCATTTCTCAAAGGTCAAACACGCGGCAATGAGGTTGCTGAGTTGGCTGAGAAGATTGGTCAGCCATTATTAGCGTGGCAGAAGCTGATCTTGGACGATATGTGTACCGTGGATAAAAATGGCATGTTTATTCGCAAATCCAGCCTGCTGCTCATCGCTAGGCAATCGGGTAAATCTCATCTGGCTCGCATGCGCTGTTTAGCAGGCTTATTTTGCTTCGGTGAGAAGGACATCTTGATTATGTCCTCTAATAGAGCTATGGCGATGAAGTCGTTTAACATTATGGCTGACATTATTGAGCGAAACGACTTCTTGAGAGTTCAACTTAAAGATGGAGACATTAAGAAGGGTATTCGCAGAACTAACGGCGATGAACGCATAATCCTTGCCTCTGGAGCGCAGCTCGAAGTAGCAGCGGCAACTTCGGACGGCGCGCGCGGAAGGTCAAGCGATTTCTTATGGATCGATGAATTACGCGAGGTGTCAGAAGCCGCGATGGACGCTGCAAAAAGCGTGACGCTTGCAAGAGTCAATAGCCAGCGTCTATTTACCAGCAATGCTGGAGATGCTTTTTCAAAAGTGCTTAATGACCTGCACGAATCTTGTAAGCACTATCCACCTAAGTCTTTAGGCTATTACGAATACTCGGCACCAGAGTTCTGTGATATTTGGGATCGTAAAGCTTGGGCTATGGCTAATCCTTCACTTGGCTATTTAATTTCAGAAGAAGCCATTGAGGAAACGATTGCAACCTCAACACCAGAAGCTGCAAGAACCGAAACACTTTGTCAGTGGATTACCAGTTTGTCGTGTCCTTTCAGCACAGAAGTTTTAGAAAACAGTTCAGATAGCACTCTTGAAATGTCTGTTGGGGCTTATACTGTGTTTGGTTTCGATGTCAGTCCTTCACGCAGGAACGGATCACTAGTCGCAGGACAACTTCTCCCAGATGGAAGGATTGGCATTGGAATCCTAGAGACTTACAGCTCTCAGGTCGCAATTGATGAATTAAAAATGGCAGCAGCCATAAAAGGCTGGGCAGATATTTACAGACCACGGCTTGTCTGCTTTGATCGTTACGCTACTCAAACAATTGCCGATCGTTTGGCTCAAAGTGGCGTTGTCGTGGAAGACGTATCAGGACAGCAATTCTACAAAGCCTGTGGAGACCTTTTGGAAGGCATGACTAATCTTCGGGTCGTTCACAATGGGCAAAAAGAATTGATAGAGCAATTTTCAAACACGGCAGCTAAGCAAAACGATTCGGCTTGGAGAATCATAAAAAGGAAATCCGCTGGAGATATTTCAGCCCCAATCGGACTCGCAATGGTCGTGAGCAAATTGATGATTCCAACCCCTAAACCTCAAATCTATACTTAGACACGCCCTAGCACATTGTTTAATCTCTTGACAAATGCTACAATTTCTGTCTATGGGTATCTTCTCGCGTAAATCGCAAATTGTTGAAGCACAACTGGCACCGCAAGTTATGGGTGAAAACATGCCCAGCCTTTACAATGCAATTTTTGCTAGGGTCTCACGACATGACGCCATGTCTGTGCCAAGCGTTGCAAGAGCTCGCAATCTGATCTGCGGAACAGTTGCATCAATTCCTTTAGAGTATTACAAAACTTCTACTGGTGAAGTAATTGCTCCACCTAAATGGATTAAGCAACTTTCTAAAAATCAGCCATCATTTGTTACCTTGACTTGGTGCGTAGATAGTCTCCTGTTCTATGGTGTCTGTTATCTTTTAGTTACTGAGCGTTATGCCGAAGATGGACGCCCAGCTGCATTTGAATGGGTTGCTAATTCACGCGTTACATTTACAACTGATCTCGAAGGCATCATGGTTACTCAATACTATGTTGACATGAAGCCAATTGATATGAACGATATTGTAACAATTCAAGGATTCGATGAAGGCGTATTAGACCGCGGAAGTCGCACAATACAAGCAGCGATTGACGTAGAACGTGCAGCAGCTACTAATTCTGCTCAACCACAACCTGCAGGATATATCCGAAACAACGGAGCGGATTTGCCGCCTAGTGAAGTGCAAGGATTACTTTCCGCTTGGAAGCGCGGCGCGCAAACAAACTCAACTCGGTACTTGACTTCTACTTTAGAATACAACGCAGTTTCGTTCAGTCCAAAAGACATGATGTATAACGATGCTATTCAGAATCTTTCGACGCAAATTGCTCGAACAATGAATGTGCCTGCTTATTATTTGTCAAGTGATATGAATTCGACGATGACCTATGCCAATGTGCAAGAAGAGCGCAAGCAATTTTATGCGCTATCCATCGAGCCTTATATTCAAGCGATTCAGTCTCGTCTTTCAATGGATGATATTTCTACATCTGGGCATGAGGTTAAATTCTGCGTAGGAGACACATTCCTAAAGCAAGATCCGCTAGTCGAAATTCAAGTGCTTGAAAAACTTATAGCTCTCGGACTAATTACAACTGAACAAGCAATGGCAATGACAGATTTAACACCAAACGGAAGTGCAGGCATCTAATGGATCAACTAATAATTGAAGCATCATCAATTGAGTGCAACGAAGACCGCCGAGAAATCTCTGGCAAAATTGTGCCTATGGGAACAGGCGAAATTGGACAAACCAATATGGGCGGCGTTGTATTTGAAGCTGGCTCAATCGAAATTGCAGACCCAACAAAAATTAAATTGTTATCTCAGCACGACATGAAAAAGCCAGTAGGTCGTATGATTTCTGCTGATGTTCGTCAAGATGGTATCTATGCAACATTTAAGTTGTCACGATCAACAGGTGGTAACGATGCACTTATTCAAGCACAAGAAGGATTAGTTTCAGGTCTTTCTGTCGGTGCAGAAGTAATTGCATCAAAGCCTTCACGCGATGGACATATTGTTGTTTCGTCAGCACGTCTAAAAGAAGTTTCTCTTGTAACAGAGCCAGCATTTAAGTCTGCTCAGGTGCTAGAGATTGCAGCAGAGGAAACAATCCCTGCTGAACCAACACAACCAGAAAGCGAGCCCATCGTGGAAGAAACCACTCAGGCAGAAGCTCCAGCAGTTGAAGCGGCAGCAGTAGAAGCGGCTCGCCCAACAGTTGCAGTTACTAATGTGCGCGAGCGCATTGCACCAATTTCATCAGCACAATATCTAGAAGCTAACATCAAGGCAGCAATGGGTGACGATACAGCGCGTCGTACAGTTTTAGCCGCAGATGATTCGACTTCAACAAATACAGGTTTGACACTACCGTCACACCTAAACACTTTCCTAACAGATACATTTTCAGGACGTCCAGCATTTAATGCTGTAACTCGCGGATCACTTGCAGGAATTACGGGAATGTCATTTACAATTCCACGTCTTTACACAAATGCATCTTCAGCAAACACTGCACCAACAGTTGCAGCGGTTAATGAAGGGTCAGCAACTTCAGAAACTGGGATGACAAGCGCGTATGACACGATTTCGATTCAGAAATACAGTGGCCTTAACGAGGTATCTTTTGAGCTCATTGACAGAAGTTCTCCTGCGTTCATGGAAGTTCTTATGGCAGAACTTCGCAAGGCATACGAAAAGGCGACAGATACAGCGCTTATTTCTGCGTTTGGAACTTCAGGAACAGCAGCTGCAACAACAGCTGCAACAGCAGCAGGAGTTCAGTCATTTATTGCAACTGAATCAGCAGCAGCATACAAAGGAACTGGCGGCGAGTACGCCAGCAAGCTAGTAGCATCAACTGATGTTTGGGCAGCCTTAATGGGTTACACAGATGACAACAAGCGTCCTTTATACGCAGCAGCACAACCACAGAACGCATCAGGTGCAGTTTCAGTTGGATCAAATGTTGGAAACGTACTTGGTACAGACCTCATTGTGGATCACAACATCACAACCGCAGGCGTCATTGATGATTCAATGTTCCTAGTTGCTCCAGGTTCTGTTTATACATGGGAATCACCAGCAACCGAACTTCGCGTTAATTTACTTGGAACTGGTCAAATCCAGATTGCACTATATGGTTATCTTGCAATTTACGTTGGCAAATCAGGTAAAGGCGTACGCCGCTTTAACCTTACTTAATAAGTAAGGAACACTAAGTCGCTCTGAGGGGTAGTAGCCCTCTACCCCTCAGAGTCTTTAGAAAGGAATGGGAATGTCACTCTGCACGGTAGCTGAACTCAAAAGCGTACTTGGCGTAGGCTCGTTATATTCAGATGCGACAATTCAAGAAGTGTGCGACGCAGCAGATGCTGTCCTACTTCCAATGCTATGGGCTCCTAAATGGTTTTCAGTTGCACACGAAAACATAGTCGGACAAGGAACTCTTTATTTTGATGATCCAGTTCGCGATACTTTTTATGTAGGTCAAAGCGTAACCATTGCTAATTCTGGTTCTTCGTATAACGGAACTAAGACAATCACAGCAGTGGGCGATTACTCAATAACAATGGCAACAAACCATTCTACTGCTCAGGCTTATCATCCAATTTTTCCTTATGGAACTGTTTCTACAACTACCTATACTGACTGGACTTTAGACGCTGCTGTTCAAAATGCTGCCGTCATGGTAAGCACAGAAATCTGGCAATCTAGAACCGCTACCCTTTCAGGTTCTAACCTTGTCGATTTCCAGCCCTCACCTTACCGAATGTCAGCTCAGCTGCTCGCTAAGGTCAGAGGATTAATAGCTCATGCACTTGATCCAA